CCTCAGATTGGGCATTAGGCTATTTCCAAGAAAACGGAGTGCATAGCTGGAGAACCGCCCCATCAGGAACAGCAGGCAATGCTATCTCCTTCACCCAAGCGATGACCTTGGGAACTAATAGCGGACTATCGATTGGAACACCATCGGCAGCACCTTCGCAAGGTTTGTTGGTTCAGGGGAGCGTTGGGATTGGTACTGCATCTATAACGGCAAAATTAGTAGTAGCAGCAACAACAAATGCAATTGCAAGAGTTACTGGAACGGATAATACTGCCTTTAGTTCAAGTACATTTTGGACTGACCAAGCACCTTTATTAGTTATTAATAACACAAGTACAACAGTAAATACAGTTGCAGGAATTAAATTTGAATTAGGCAATACAAATGCAGCAGCAGGTATAGGTGCAATTCAGGAAACATCAAATTCTGCGGCAGGTTTGGTATTTACTACTGGCGGGGCTAGTTCGGGTAATAACAACCCCGAACGAATGCGTATCACTTCAGGCGGAAATGTTGGGATTGGGACGAATAGTCCTAGTCAAAAGCTTGAAGTTAATGGTAGAATCAGAATTAGTACTAACGGGACAAACGGAGGTGATATGGGCGTTGATGATGGAGGAATTGCATTTTCAACTCAAGGGTCTACACCTATTGCATTTTGGAGAGACAATTATACTAATCATTCAATGCGCATCACTTCAGGCGGTAACATGCTGATTGGAACGACAACGGATAATGGCGGAAAATTAAGAGTTAAATCTGCTGGAAATGACAATTACGCAATTGCTTTTGAAAGGTCTAATTCAACAACAACTATTGGTGGATTTTATCAAAATTCAACCTCAAGTGGTGAAATGTTTTTAGTGGCTTCAAATGGGTCGCAAAATGTTAAAATTAGTAGTACTCAATTTTCATATTGGGCGGCTCCTGGAGTTAATTTCGCAATCGGTACATCTACTGATTCTAATGACAAGCTTAGAGTTGCTGGCACTACATTTACCAATGAAATTATGACTTTACTACCTGAAGCTGAAAGTAGGTCAAATATAAATTGGCGTTTTGGTGCTGCAAGTATTGCATCAATAACACCAAATAGACGATTAAGAGTAAAAGTTGGAGGAGTTGAGTATTACATAGGAGCAGTCGAAGTATAAACCTTAAACAAAAAATAAAATGAAACAAATCGAACCAGTACAAGTGTGGAAAAACGGAGAGCAGCTAGAGGCTTCTCTTCTTAACGCAATCATCGTAAACGACAACCTTGAGAGTGCTTGCACTTTCTACTACCAACTATTGACAGGTGGAGACGGCACAGAAGCAATGCCAATATCAGTTGGTCAGTCAGTTGCTGAAGGTAATATTTCTTTAAGCGGAGAAGATTATTTGTCTTGGAACGGCTCCAATGATTATGCTTATGATTATATTGCCGAAAAATTAAACCTTACACTTGTACCATGAATGTAAATTTAGCAATCGCCCTAACTGACATCGAGGGCAACGCAATCCAAAACGAGAAAGGCGAAGAGATGCTCCTTTCTAAAATGGTAGGCAACGCATTGTTTGCCGCCGAAGAGAAAGAAGACCCAATCCGTCTTTACGAGTTGGCGAAGAAAATCTATTACTCGACAGGAGAGATTGAAGTAAGTAAATCCGATGCTGACCTAATAAAAGAGAAGGTCAAAGCTAAAGGCTTTACTGTGCTTGTTTTAGGGCCTCTCTACGAGGCTTTAAAGGAAAAGTAATGGTAATACAAGGGCTAAAATTTAGCCCTTTTTTATTTGCTTTAAAATGCCTTATTTTTGATAAACGAAAAGGCATTAAAAATGAATTTATTGAAAAGCGATGAGTTAGGGGTACCGTCTACTTTCCTAGCATTCTTTGCAAATGTTACGGCAATGGCTGGTCTGCAAATGGTCAATGTAGTTTTTACTTCGGTAATTTCTATTTTATCAATAGTTTATTTGGTTTATAAAATCAGAAACGAAATCAAAAAGCTTAAAGATAATGGCAAAGTCTAAAGCTGCTACAAGTTCAGTAAAGGTAACCTTTGGAACACGGAGAAATGGCAAAGCCAAGAAAGCCTATTCTAAAGCATTAAACAAACCAAAAAAATACAGAGGCCAAGGAAGATGAATAAGTTTTTTACATGGGCAAAAGGTTTTCTATCTGAGCATGGACAAGCGTCTAGCAAAAGACTTGTTGGTGTGCTAACTGCAATTGCCTTATGTTGGACTTTGTATTTTAACCCAAATGACGCTTTAGTTTATTCAGTAGCTGCATTGTCTGCTGCTGCTTTAGGTATTACCGCAGCTGAAAAGATATTTAAAAAAACAGATAAAAATGAAAATCAGTCCCAATCTTAATCTAGCTGAATTAACTAGAAGCGAAACAGGTAAGAGGCACGGAATAGATAATACTCCTACGGCAGAACACCTTGAGAATTTTAAGGTTTTAGCTGAAAGAGTATTTGAACCGATTAGAGCCCACTTTGGAGTGCCTATTTTTATCAGCTCTGGTTACAGAAGTAAGGCTCTAAATGATTTTATAAAGGGCAGTCCTTCCTCTCAGCATTGCAAGGGACAAGCCATTGACATTGACATGGATGGCGGTAATGGAGAGGTGACCAATCGAATGGTATTTGATTTCATAAAAAACAAGCTAGACTTTGACCAGCTTATTTGGGAGTTTGGAACGGACTTTAATCCCGACTGGGTTCACGTCAGTTTTGTGAAAAGCGGAAACCGAAAGCAAAAGCTTAAGGCCATAAGAACTAACGGAAAGACAACCTATCTACCTATCTAATGGAAGAATTTAGACCAAGATTAAACCGCGAAGAGTGGGAAGTTATTCGAGGTATAAGAAATTCAAAGAGGGGGGGAGGGGTCTTAGAAATAGGAGACTTGCACGAGCCGTTTTGCCTTGACGATTATTTACCATTTTGTATTGAACAAAAAAACCGATACAAATGTGAAAAGATAATTTTATTGGGCGATGTAATCGACAATCATTACGCTAGTTACCACGAAACAGACCCCGACGGATTAAGCGCCGTAGATGAGTTAAATATAGCAATTGACAGGATACAAAAATGGAGAGATGCTTTTCCCGAGGCGGTTGTAATAATTGGAAATCACGACCGATTAGTAATGCGAAAAGCTTTTACCGCTGGCATTTCTAAAAAGTGGATTAAAAGCTATAAAGAAGTCTTAGAGACTCCAGGCTGGGAGTTTACAGAGGAATACGTTTTAAATGATGTTTTGTACGTACACGGTGAACAAGGAGGAGCAATAGCTAGAGCAAAGGCCGATTTAATTAGTACCGTACAAGGCCACCGACATACTGAAGCTTATACCAATTTCGTAGTTGGGAAAAACTTTAAGATATTTGGCAAGCAAGTAGGTTGCGGAATTGATAAAGACAGTTACGCTATGGCATACGCAAAGGCTGGTAAAAAACCAGCGATTGGTGTTGGTGTAACTTTAGATTATGGACGATTACCATTTAACGTAATGATGGATTTATGAAAGCAATACTTGAATACTATTTACCCGAGGAAAACGACGATTTTCAATCCGCAATAAATGGCCATAACTATAAGAGTGCCATTTGGGATTTTGACCAGCTTTTACGCTCAGAGATGAAGTATAAAGAATTATCCGAGGAAACTTACCAGGCTTATAAATGGTGTCGAGAGGAGCTTAGAAAAATATTGGAACAAGACAATTTATTTATTGAACAATAATGCCATTACCAAAGCCAAAACCAGCCGAAAGCCAAAGCGATTTTGTTGCTAGATGTGTAGCCGACCCAGTTATGGAAAAGGAATTTCCACGCATCGACCAACGTTTAATTATTTGTTACGTTCAATTCAGAGGCAAAAAATGAGAAAGTTACTAGACGATGAGCGCATAAGAATTGCGACAATTGCATTTTTAATTGGGTTATTATTGGCCTTTGTTATTTTTCCAAGGCCTGAAACCGAAACCGTATACAAGTTTGAAACCGTGACAAAAACGGACACTTTGTTTGTCGACAAATTGGATACAGTTTACATTTCTAAAACTAAGATAAAAACCCAAGTTTTAAGGGATACGGTAGTTGTCGATTTTAAGCCACAAATTAGCCAGTTTAACGCGTCGTTTCCTTTTGAGTATGGAAGTACAAGCATAAGCGGTGAAGTCCTTGGAGAGGTCCTAAAAATGACCGCTACAAACGATTTTAAAATACCAGTCGTAACAAATACGATAACAAATACAGAAACCAAGACAATTGTCCAAAAACCGAAGGGAATTTACTTGGGTGCTGGGGTTAATTCATTGCTCCAGCCTAGCGCATCGGTTAGCTATTTGGACAACAAATATCTTTTTCAATACCAATTCCAGCCTATGCAAAAAGTCCACCAAATAGGAGTGGCAAAAAAGTTGTTTTAATTCGGGAATTATCCGAGTTACTCATTTAGGTTTTACAATTTCTTTGAGCTGCTTAAAAATAGCCTCTGCATTTTCCCCCCAATACATATCACATTTGCCATCTTTAATTGGAGGCACAGAAAAATAGCTTTGCCAATCGCCTGGTTTAGACGTGTAGCGGTAACAACTTTCTTTGTAGGGACAACCTGTCCCTAGGCATTTTGCAATATCAGGACTCATTTCCAATAATTTTTAGCAAGACAAGGTATCCAATTAAATCGTTTATAACGTCCTCATCGTCTTTATTCAAGCTGCCGTTTTTAATTCGCTTTAGCTTGTCATCTATTCTGACCAGTAGTCCTTCTTTTGCGGACAACTGACTAAATACTCCAAAGGGTTCTAGCGCTGAGTTGCCGTACTTTTGATTTTTAGCAATTAGCAGGTCTCTAATTTCCTCAAGTACAACCGTAACCTGTACGGCAAAAAAATTCTTATCCATGTATTTTGACAAATTCATACCACCATTTAAAAAGGCAAATTGTCACCATACAAAACCCAAGAATCGCTGGAATCTTTTTCAGATTTCGCTTTGTAGTAAAACGTTTTAAAGTCCACGTACTTTTCGCCTTTAACATATTGACTGGTTCTAAATTTAGATTTACCTTTTTTGACTAGCAATCCATCGGCAAACAGAATATAAAATTCGTTCTCTGCAACGACTTGATTAAACTCAAGGTATTGATACCACCAATCAACTGGCTTGCGGTTCTCGTCAAGCACCTTTGTTGCGCTTAGGTAGCCAAACGGGTTAATTATTTGTGCCTCTTCCATACGCAAGTTAAAAGCATAAAAACCGATACGAAAAAAAAATATTCGATTTTGATGAAAATATTTTTACAAATAGTTTGGAATCTAATTTATTTGTGAGATATTTGTCTCAGTAATAACAACAACAACAACCAAAACACTAAGAAATCATGAAAAATTACACACTAGAAGTATTTCAGTTTGAGAATGGTCAAAAAATGGAATTTCAAATTTCAACTTCATTGAAAGAGGCTTGCCAAGAATTTCAAAAGGCTTACGAAATAATAATTCCTTTTATGCAAGAAAATAAATTGAATGTTGTAGAATGTGTTCGTCCTGGCAAATGCTCTATTTATTTTAATCTTACTAATCTTAAAAGATGCTATCTAACATTAAAAAAAACAAATTCTAAAAAATAATTTTTAACGGCCCTTCGGGGCCTTTAACTACACACCTATGAACTACGACACAGAAACACACTACGACCAGCAAGTAAATTTTATTTACGAAGGCTTTGAGTACGTTTGGCAAGGCGATTACATCGTTACCAGCTGCGGCGATGACGAAAGCGAATGGGCGCCAGGATATGGCGAAACAGAAATTCAAATACTGCATACGAATAGCCTGTCTTATTATGACAATGCGACCGATGATGTAATTGACGTGATTCCAACGCCAAGCATTTTGCTAGAATTAGAAATTGAAATTGAAAGATACCTTTAAACAAACAAACACCTATGGAAAAATCACCGAGTATCACAAACCTAACGCAAGGATTAGCAAAGTTCCATGCGATGGTTGGGAAAATTAGCAAAGATGCTAAGAACCCATTTTTTAAGTCTAATTACGCCAGCTTACCTCACATCATTACCGAGGTCAGCGAGCCGCTAGAGAAAGCTGGTTTAATCCTTAGCCAATTTCCAAACGGCGACGGCTTGACAACAATGCTAATACACGCTGAGAGTGGCGAGTACATTTCAGCAACCTACACATTGCAAGTGGTTAGACAGAACGACCCACAAGCGCAAGGCTCCGCAATTAGTTACGCTAGACGTTACGCTATTACAAGCATTTTAAACCTAGCAATTAGTGATGACGATGGAGAGGCGGCAACTAGACCAGTGCGCCAAGTGCCAGCGGTTGTAAAGACCAAGCCGACAGACGAGCAGTTTTCCTACATCGTTCGCTACCTAAACGGAACCGATGCCCAGCGCAAACAAGCCAAAGATGCTTTGACTAAATACGAATTAACACAAGACCAAAAGGACACCTTAGACGGACTATTATAATGGCAAATTTATATGAAATAACAAGGGAGGCGCTAGAGTTAGCCTCCCTATTGGAAACCGAAGAATTAACACCTGAGTTGGAGCAAATGCTGGTAATTAACCAAGAGCAACTCCAAGGCAAGGCTGGCAACTACGCCAAGGTCATCGCAAACATTCAAAGCGACACGGATGCAATTGACCAAGAGATTAAAAGACTCAAGGCAATGAAGGATAGTAAAGAGCGAGCCATTACAAGGCTTAAGGATGCAGTAAGGGAGGCTATGCTGGTAAGTGCTATCGACAAAATAGAAAGTCCTTTATTCAAACTTAGTTTGCGCCGTAGCGAAGCGGTGGAGGTTGACATCGTGGAGGCTTTACCTAGCGAGTTTATAAATATTAAAAACGTAGTAACTGCCGACAAGGTAGCAATTAAAGAAGCCATCAAAAGAGGCGAAAATATTACTGGAGCAAGACTAATTGAAAACTTTAATCTTCAAATAAAATGAAACAGACAACAGTAGAATTCCTTTATCAAGAATTATGGCAAGCACCAAAAGATAAATGGATGTGGCAAATGATTTTAAACCAAGCAAAAGAAATGGAGAAGTTAGAAATAGAAACTGCGTACGATTTAGGTATGTGTGAAGGATTTGATATAGGTCATAGAAAAGATTATACAAGTGACATGACAGGAGAAATTTATTATAAAGAAAGATACAAATGAGCAATTACACCTATTTAGGCAAGTTTATACAACGCCCAGCAGACCTAGCGCCGAAAGGCGTTAAGTCTACTTATCAAACCGAAAAGCTACCATTTAACGAAACCTTTGAACGGCTATGGAAACTCAAGAAATAATCGACGAAATCAAGCGCTTGTACATCGAAGGTTTTACACGGAAAAAGATAGCTGCAAAGTTAGGATTGGATGCAGAAAAGGTGGGTTACCTACTTTACACAAAGCTAAAGCTGCATGAAATTTACCCAAGAAAACTAATGGATGAAAACATTTTTCAGATACTTAGCGACCACCAAGTTAGTCGCATATTAACTTTGGCAACTTATGGCTATTGCTGCCGAGAAATAGCAGAGGACCAAAACATAGAATTCCGCAAGGTTAAGAAGTTGCTGGATGTAGCACAGTCCAAAAATATGATTGATAAAAAAATATAAAATCTTTTTTATTTCTTAGATTATATTTAATATTGCTAAACATTTAAACAAACACCTATGAAAAAAGCACTTCAAATTACAGGCAAAATTATCTACTTCATTGTAGCAATGTCACCCATCTTTGCGCTTGGCTATATGCTAGGCATTAAATTAATGGAAAAAATTTAAACACTACACCTATGGAAACTAAAGTTTATTACGGACCATTTACAAAGCAAGATGCAAAATATTGGTATTCTTTTTATTCTGCTAGTTCAGTAACTGGAGAAATTGATTGGGCAATTGCGAAAAGATTTATGTCATTTTATTCACTTTACCTATAAAAACACCTAAACACCTATGGAAACGATTAAAATTACATCACAAGTTCTTTTGGAAACAGAGTTTACTGTTCCAAAGTATTTTAAAATTGCAAACCATTATCACATGATTTTGGACGACAAGAATTATTTGTTTGTTAAGGCAAATTTGGAAAGCAGTTTGCTAATTTATCCCGAGATTTCAATTTTGCAAATCAGCTGGTCAGCTAATCGCTGGCATCAAAATACAATCAGCCAAGAATTGATTGCTATTACTGAGGAGGAATTTAAAGAGGAGTACACTAAAGCAAGTATTTTACTTTTAGATTATT